TACAGGACCAACGCAACGTATAAGAAAAAGGCGGCTCACCCCAGTCTTAAAAGACGGGGCTTGCGCCGCCAATTTCGGTCATTGCTTTTTCTCGTTTCCGACTTTACTTTATATACCTTATATGGTATATTTATGGGTATGTGGCAGATAGAGATGGAACCCATCAAGGACTGGCTTGACGGACTTGACAAACAGACCGCCTACCAAGTCTACGCGGCCCTTGACCTCCTTCGGGAACGCGGACCGAACCTCAAACGCCCCCTGGTGGGGAAAATCGAGGGCTCCATCATCGGCTCCATGAAGGAACTGAGACCCGGTTCGACAGGTCGAAGCGAAGTCCGAATCCTGTTCGTCTTCGACCCGGAACGCAAAGCGGTCCTATTGGTCGGCGGAGACAAACAGAACAAATGGAACAAATGGTATAAGACAGCCATCCGCGAAGCCGAACGACGGTACATCCGGTGGCTGGAAGAACAACATGGGAAGGACACGAAATGAGCTACACGTTGGAGGACTTCAAGGCCGATCACGACCTTGACCAGAAGACCATCGACGAGCGCAAGGAACAGCTTCTTGAGGAGATGCGCCTGTATGAGCTGAAAGAAGCGCGCAAACAGCAGGACGTGACCCAGAAGCAGCTCGCCGAACGCATGGGCGTCAGCCAGAAGCGGGTCAGCAGCCTTGAATCCGGCGACGTCGACAAGACCGAAATCCGTACGCTGCGCCGCTATCTCGACGCCATCGGCGGCAGGCTTCAGGTCAACGCGATCATGCCGGACGGGCGCACCCTGCAACTGGTCTGAGATCAGGTAACCCGTCATGCCACCGGCTTCCACCCCAGATTCGGTTTCCCCGCCTTCATCCACGCCTTGTAGTTGATGCGATGCCGGCGGGTCAGACCGTGGATGACGTATTTCAGTTCGGCGATGAAGCCGGATACCGTACGCGTACTGTCATCCTCGATGAGGGTCTCATCGCAGGGGATGCAGGACAGGCCGCATGTCGGGTTCGGCCAATGCGGGACGAGGAGAAGGAAGCCCAACGCCAGAAGGCCGAATACGACGAGAAAAGTGACGAATCCGGCGGCATATCCAATCCAGAACATGCTCATCGCGTCACGAAGTGGGTAATCATCAGTGTTCCTGAGGTTGCGAATCCGATTGATGCGATGACCATTGCGAGCCCTGTGACTCTCCACATGAAGCATGCGCAGAGGACGCATGTTATGGCGAGTATGATGTTGGCGTTTTTTTCGAAGTTCTTGTACGTGTTCATTGTGGTTTCTTTCATTCTATGTGGACATATTCAGTATAACATGTAAATGAAAAAAACATGCAAGGTTTGAAATAAAAAATCCCCCGATGCCATACGGCACCGGAGGATTATTTGTCCACATAGAATGACGTTTCATAGAAACCAACGATCCTACGACAGCAAAAGCTGCAAGACCCAAAGTAGGTGAACTACTGGACATGCTCACACAAGATGCTATGGCGCGGAAAAATCACTCGCCGTCCATAATTTTTTAGGCAGGGTACCACGACCCTTGTGGTCGTGGGTGAATGCCTTTCCTTTCCACTAACATTATGATATAATGTTTTTTATTGGAGGTGAAGCATATGGTGGAACTCGCATTGACCATGAAAGTCAAGCTCACGACCAACAAACACGAGTCTGAAGCCCTTAACCGCCTATGTGACAATTACACCTCCTGTTGCAACGAAGTATCCGATTGGATTGGAGAACACCACACCCTCAGCCAGAGGAAAATCAACGAGGCTGTCTATCACCCGCTACGCGACAAATACGGACTGTTGGCCCAGATGACCCAATCTTCGATACGGCGGGTCATCGCGTCCTACAAGGCAATTCACTCGCGCATGGAACGCCGGAACGGAGAAAACCCCAAGAGAAAGAGGACGGCATACTATTCCACCAGACCAAAGTACTCGTCCGCCGGTGTTGACCTGCTGTGGAACCGCGACTACTCCTATTCGCCCATGACGGGAATGTTCAGCCTTCCCGTCATGGGCGGGAGAATCAAAGTGAAAGCCCAATGGAAGGGAACCCCGGACGAATACCGTACGGCACGTTTCGGTACCGCCCGACTGATATCGAAACGAGGCAAATGGTACCTGCATATTCCCATCATCCTACAGGTTCCCGACCCAACCCCAAGCCCCAAAAACATAGTGGGCGTGGACTTGGGCATCCGAATGCTCGCCACCAGTTATGACGGCGAAACCACCGTCTTCCAACATGGAGGGGAGGTGAAAAGCAAGCGCGGCAAATACAAGCGGCTCCGTCAACAGTTGCAGAAACGCGGCACCCGAAGCGCTCGCAGACGACTCAAGACCATAGGAGACAGAGAAAACCGTTGGATGACTGATGTGAACCATCAGGCGTCTAAGGCACTCGTCAACCATTACGACAGGGATACGATGTTCGTTCTCGAAGACCTTACGGGAATCCGCAATGCGACCGAACAGGTCAGGGTCAAGGACAGGTATGTTCAGGTCAGTTGGAGTTTCCACCAATTCCGGCAGATGGTCGAATACAAGGCGAAACGCAACGGTCAGAAAGTCGTGTTCGTTGACCCGGCCTACACAAGCCAGACCTGCCCGAAATGCGGGAAAATCCGCAAAGCCAACCGTGACAAGAAACGCCACCTGTATGTCTGCCGCAACTGCGGATACCGGTCCAACGACGACCGGATAGCCGCGATGAACCTGCGACACAAAGGCTACGACCTTTTGAACTCGCAGTACGCCGCCAGCATGACTGACGGCGTAAGGGTGCAGTCAACCACCCTATGATGTTCCGTCAATTAAAGGTAGGAGAACGGTTACAGCCGTTCACTGGCACTACCGGACAGGGACAAGCCGCAATGCTCGTCATTGCGGTCGTTGACCCAGCTTTTCTGGCAGGCGCTGATGTCCTCGTAGACGCGCTTGTGCCCGCAGATCAAGGTGACTTCGCGGGTGGCGAGGATGTCGTGGTCGAGGTCGTTGGTTTCGTGTTGTTCTTCGATGGTGAGTGCCATTGGTTTCCTCTTTCATTATCTTTATGTGGACATACTCAGTATAACAGATATCTTGGTGGTGAGATAACGAAGAAACAGGAGAAAACCAGAAAACAATAGATAACGTGGAACCAGAAAAACACGACAGCCCCTTCCAACGAAAAAAAACAACATGCCAGCCAACAAATCAATCCAAGCCCGCCAACAGCTGCGAGACCCCAACACCGGACGATTCCGAGACGAGCACCGTCAATCCGGTATGCCAACCGACGAATCCATACGAAAATACGAACAGCAACCCCGGCCGCCATTGCCCCCCACCACCGAAG